ATGCAGAAGAAATATTTTATATAAAACATTTTAGAATGATTGGATGTAAATTATGCAACATGACAGATGGAGGAGAAGGTGTATCAGGATATAAACATAATGAAGAAACAAAAAAAAATTTTATCTGAAAAAGGTTTAGGAAGATAAATAATAATGAGAGTACATAATCCATATATTCCAAACATAGAAAAGTTTACTAACTCAAAAGAGTTTAGTTATCTTGCTACATTTTATAATGATAATGATGGAATATACACTAATCTAACTAGAGGTACAAAAGATTATACTGATTTCTGGGTAGATGTAAAAAACAAATGTATAAATGGAATGACTAATTCTGATGGTATATCCATCACTGGTATTCATTTCTTTTATTTAAACTTCTGTCCTATTCTCGGATACAATGAAGTAACAGGTAGAAAATCTAAAATCTTTCCTAAATTTGTAGACTTAGATTATGAATACTATTGGATGATTGATTATTGCAGAAAGAATCAGAAATCTTTAATAGCAGTAAAAGGACGAAGACAAGGATGGAGTTATAAAGCAGGAGCAATTGGTGCTCATGAATTTACATTCTATCCAGATAGTAAAACTGTTATTGGAGCATTTATGTCAACGTATTCTCAGAATACTATGAATATGGTTATTGATAATCTAAACCATTTAAATGCTAACACTGAATTTAGAAAACAACGAAATCCTGATTTAAAGGATAATATTGTAGCACGTTACCAAGTTGACTTAGGTGGGATTAAAGTTTGGAAGGGATATAAGAGTAATGTTAAATCTATATCATTTAAAGATAATCCAACAGCCGCTGTAGGTTTAAGTGCCAATTGGTTAATATTAGATGAAACTGGTATGTTCCCAAATATATCAGACATGTATGGATACACAGAACCATTAATAAAGGACGGTAGCATCTACACAGGTGTTGCTCTCCTTTTTGGTTCATCAGGTAATATGGATACAGGATCTAAATATTTTTATGAAATGTTTATGAATCCTGGGAAGTATAATATGCTAGAATTCTTGGATCCAGAAGATGGTTCTAAAAGAACAGGATTTTTTAGTTCTGCAAGTAAAGGAAGATGGGGTAATTGTCTTAACCCAAATTCACAATGGTATAAACAACCAATGGTTGATGAAGATGGTAATTCAAATGAAGAAGCTGCTACAGATGATTTAGAATATTTAAGACAAAAAGCAAAAAGTGGACTTGACCCTAAAGCTCTACATTCTATTCTAACTCAATTTCCTTTGTCTTATAAAGAAGCCTTTCTTAGAGATAAAGGAGCCATCTTCTCATCACCAGAAATGTTAGAATGGTTAGGTACTCTTGAAACAACTCCTTCAATTAGAAATGAAGTTGAAACAGGAGAATTAGTATTAAGAGATGGTAAAATAGAATTTCTACCATCAAATGATGTGCACTATATAACTGAGTTTCCTTTAAATTCAAATAAGAATAGTGGAGATTATATAGATGCTAGTGGATGTATAGCAATATTTGAAAGACCTGAAACTATTAATGGAGAAATACCATATGCTTTATATGTAGCAGGATGTGACCCTTATGATATGAATAAATCAGGAACTAATTCTCTTGGTTCATTTTTTATTTATAAGCGCTTCTATTCTGCAGGTAAAACTCACGATATTATAGTAGCTGAGTGTACAGGTAGACCTAAATTTGCTGAAGACTTTTATGAGAGCTGTAGAAAACTTTGTATGTATTATAATGCAAAAGTGTTATATGAAAATATGTTAAAAGGATTTAAAGGATATTTTGAACAAAAGAACTGCTTACATTATCTCTATGAACAACCAGGTATTATTAGAGATATTGTTAAAGACAGTAAAGTGCAGAGAGGATATGGTATTCATATGCAAAGAGGAAATAATGGTTCATCAGGTATTAAAGACACTTGTGAACTATATTTAAAAGATTGGCTGTACCAAGAAAGAGAAGATATTAATGGTAATAAAATTCTTAATTTACATACAATTAAATCAATAGCATTATTAAAAGAATTAATTGCATATGATATTGAAGGTAACTTTGATAGAGTGATAGCATTCATGTTATGCATTCTTCAAACTAAAGACCTTCATAGAATACATGTAAGTTCAATGAACTCAAGTTCTAGATCATTTTCTAATGATCCATTTTTAAAAAGATTGTGGGAGAAAAAAGATTATAATTCACAAAACAAATTCACATTTAAAGCACGATAATAATGTCAGCTCCAATAGATAATGCAAGTTCAAGTTCCTTGCCAGTACAAAAAGTAACTACAGGTCAAAGAACAAAAGCTTGGAAAGAATCATCTGTAGATTACTATTTAAATTTTAGATACACTAATGGTTCTAATTTAAGAAGTGATAGAAGTAAAAAAGTAACCAATTATGATTTATATAATGGTATTATAAACAAATCAGATGTAGAAGCTATTTGTAATCCACTTGGATATACAGGTAATACATGGGCTGATAAATTTATGCATTATGATAAAATATCAGAACCAATCAGATTATTAATTGGAGAAGAATCAGCTAAACCTGATAATGCACTTGTCATATCTGAAGCTCCTGATGATATTAATAGAAAACAAGAAGGACTTAAAGGAAAACTAATTGGGTTATTACAACAACAATTACAAGCTCAAATTGATCCTGCTTCTGTAGATCCTAATAATCCTCCACCTACACCAGAACAAGTTATTAAAGCTGAAAAGTATTCTCCATCAGATATGATTGAGAGTAAAGCTAATAGACTTTTAAAAATATTAAAAAAGAAATTAAAAACTAAATGGTTATTTAACCAGGGATTTAAAGATGCATTAATTGCAGGAGAAGAAGTTTATTGGACAGGTATTCTAAATGGAGAACCTGCTATGCGTAAATGTAATACATTAAACATCACTGCTATTCTTGATGATGATTGTGTATTTTATGATGATGCTGTAGCTGTAATTGAAGAACGTATGTTAACCATACCATCAATCATTGATGAATACGGAGATCAATTAGATAATACATTAAGAGATAAATTAATAGAAATGTCTAGAGGAACTTTTGGTTCCTTTAACACTGCAGGTGGATTTGAACCTACAATGACAATTGTTCAAGGGCAACCTGTAATGAATGGTATTACACCAACATCTGCATATAATGGAAACAATGTAAATAATTATGCTGTAAGAGTGGCTAGAGTAGAATGGATATCAATGAAAAAGATTGGATATTTATTTTATACAGATGAAGATGGGCAACCAGTTGAAGAAATTGTAGATGATACATTTGCATCAGATTTTAAATTATTAAAAGAATTTTATCCAGATGCTACACTTGAATGGGATTGGATTAATGAAGCTTGGGAAGGAGTAAAAATTGGAACAGATATTTATTTAGATATTAAAGCTAAAGATAACCAGAGACGTAGAATGGATAATCCATATTATTGTAAACTTGGTTATACAGGATACATCTATGAAGCAACTAATTCAAGAAGTGTATCATTAATAGACAGATTAAAACCATATCAATATCTATATGACATTATTGCATTTAGACTTGAGTTAGCATTTGCTAGTGATAAAGGAAAAGTGTTTTTAATGGATATGGCATCTATTCCAAAAAGTGAAGGAATTGATATTGATCAATGGATGTATTACTTAAATGAAATGAAAATAGCTTTTGTTAACTCTCATGAAGAAGGACAAAAGGGAGTAGCTACAGGTAAACTTGCAAATACATTTAATCAATTTAATGCTATTGATTTATCATTAGCTAATTCCATTCAATCTTATATAAATTATCTACAATACATTGAACAACAAATCTACACTGTTTCTGGTATTACACCACAAAGACTTGGGGCTATTGAAAGCAGAGAAGCTGTAGGTAATCAAGAAAGAGCTGTTAATCAATCATCTTTAATCACTGAGTACTTATTCAATGCTCATGCTGAAGTTCAAAGAAGATGCTATGAAGCATTAATTGAAGCTGCTAAAATTGCATATAAAGATGGAACTGTACAACAATATGTTGCAGATGACATGGGAATTGAAATATTAAATATATCTGAATTTGAATTTGAGAATTCAGAATTCTCTGTATTTGTAACTAATTCTTCTAAGGATAAAATTATTCTTTCTAAATTAGAACAATTAGCAGCTGAAGCGATGAAACAAAATAAGGCTGATTTATCTACCAT